AAAATTGCTGCTCGGTTGGTAGCTTCTGGGCATTCTGAAAAGGATTTGGGGTATGTTCTTGGGGTACGGGCGAGTACAATTGCGAAATGGAAACAACGTTATCCTCAATTTAAAGCAGCCTGTAGTAACGGTAAGAATATTGCAAAAAATTACTTAATATCAAGCGGTTTGAAAGCAGCCTGTGGGTATGATTATGAAGAAGAAACTTGGGAAAGAAGGAAAAAAGGCGAGGGTGAGAATGGCGACCCTTTTTGGGAAATGGTTTGCATTAAAAAAACGAAGAAACATCAAAAGCCGGACGCAAGCTTGCTTCAATTCTTTTTAATTAACATGTCGGATGAATTTACGAACACACGGACGGTGAATGTAAATGAAACGAAAAAAAGTTTAGATGTCAAAATAACGGGCCAAATTGAGTCAGACACTATTCGGGATTTTGCAGGACGTTTACTTGCCCAAGCAGATGAGGCGGATAAGAAAAAAGTTAAAAGTAAAGTAATTGATAGTAAGTTGGCTTAAGGAGACCGGGATGAGAATAATAGAAAGACCCCGAAATAGTGGTAAAACTACCATATTACTGCATTTTATGATGTTGGTTAATGACAGTATTTATGTGGCACGAACTTGTGCACAGGCGAAAAAAGTTTTTGAGATGTCTAAAAGATTGGGGTGTAATTTAGATGCTTCACGGTTTATTGGTATGAAAGACCCCTTGATTGAGAAATACCACTATCAGTTTTTGATTGATGACTTTGATTGCATTGTTAAAAAACAGGGCAGTGCTGCGTATAACTTGTTAGATGTTGCAAGTGTTATTACACTAACACAACAAAAAGAAAAAAGTAAGTTACTTGATGAATAGTCTAAAAGTATTTGACAGCCCAGAAGCTCTTTTAAAGATTGTGCCTCGGACTGTTGTCGAAAATCTTAAATTCAGGATGGACTTCCATCGCAGGGTGGCTACTGACCCCAGTATGCAGCAGGTTTTTTTGGAAATGTGTTTTCAAAAGCCACAACTCTACTATGACCTGTGTTGCTTCACTTACGACCCACGACAGCCCAGGGGTTGTGTAAACCGTCCATTTATTTTAAGAGAGGCCCAAGTTGAGGCGGTTAATGAGTTAAAATCAGGGATTGACAACGGTCGGAATAAACTTATTGACAAGTCAAGAGAAGAGGGGGCAACTGAGCTTATTATTAAACTATTCGCTCTTTATTGGAAAATTTTCCCACAAGAGTCATTTTTAATAGGCTCACGTGCTGCCGAATTTGTGGATGCTGGTGTAGAAGTATCAAAAGGACAGTTGACGGGGGTTCACAAATGTTTGATGCACAAACTCCTCTATGCTGTGGTACATTGGCCAAAATGGATGCAGCCAAATTTTCTTAAAACGTATATGCGGGCAGAAAACTTGGATAATGGCAGTGTTATTTATGGGCAGTCATGTAATGAAAACTTTGGTGCGGGGGATAGATGCAGGGCAGTTATGGTTGATGAGCATGGTCGTATGGAGCACAAGATAGCTGCCGCAATTGTTGATAACTTGCCTGATGTAACGGAGTGTGTTATATATAATTCTACTCATTTCTATGGGATGGGACATCCATATAATAGGCTGCTTTCAAGTGGTAAAATTGATGTGATAGTGCTTCCTTGGGAAAGGAATACTGAGAAAAACCAAGGTTTATACAGGTCTCCAAGTTATGATATTATTGAAATAAAGGATATTGAATACTACAAAAAGTTAGCTCCGTTAGCTTTTGAAAACATAAAGGCAATGGAGCCTTTTAAGTTAAGTACCTTTACAAAAGACATGCTAACACTTCCAGAAAAGGAAGCGAAAGTCCTTAAAAACATTAGTTTTATAGCTGATGGGGGCGATACTAATGAGGGGGGTTGGAGAAGTGCTTGGTATGACATGGAAGAAAAGAAACGAACTCGTAGGGGGATGGCACAAAATGTTGACCGCAACCCAATGGGGTCAGGTGCTATGTTCTTTTCTCCGGCCACATTGCGAAGAATACGATTAGAAACTATTCGTCCTGCGAGATATAAAGGTGAAATTCAGTTTACATTAAAGACAGAAGGTAAAAATCATATACCAAAAATATCACAACCGTATTTTAAAGAGGGCGGACGTGGGAGACTTAGATGGTGGGGGAAGTTGATAAAGGGCAGACCAGACCAAGCTCATAACTATATTGTAGCTTGTGATATTGCCAGAGGCATGGGTTCTTCTAATTCTGTAGCACAAATTATAGATGCAAATACAAATGAACAGGTTGGGCTTTGGGTTTGTCCAAATACTACCCCGGATGCTTTTGCAGACCAATCAGTAGCAATTTGTATGTGGTGTGGTGGGTTGACGAGGAAAGCTTTTTTGATTTGGGAAGAAAATGGTCCCGGTGGAGCTTTTGACCAGAGACGGCGAAAGCTTGGTTATAGTTTTGTTTATGTGCGAAAAAATGAAAGAGCAAGGACAAGGAAAAAGAAACAGACTTTTGGTTGGCACTCAGGTAGGACAGAGAAGTTTGATTTACTGCAAGAACTTGATTTAGCTTTAGCCAGAGGTTTGCAAACAAGACCTAATGATAAGTTTATAATTTTACACGATGGGGAGACTTTGACGGAACTTGAGACATACATTACATTTGATAACGGGGAGATTGGACCATCGGGATTGTCCGAGGATGTTACCAGTGGGGCAAAAGCAGCACACGGTGATAGGGTAATTGCTCTGGGCTTAACAGTTTTGGCAATGAAGGAGCAAATAAAAGCTGCTATGGTTGAGGTAAGAAAGATTCCGAAAAATTGTTTTGCTTATCGTGCTCGTTTGCGGCAAAGAGCATTAAATCAACCAGATTATAGTAGAAAGTTTTTAAAATAATGTCTTGGTTACGAGATTTTATATCTAAATTATTTGCTTGGCTTCCAAGGCTGTATTGTATCAGTCCTGACGAAGGGGGTGTGCGGATAACTTTAGGGAAGTTTTTTAAATTAAAAGGTCCGGGTTGGTATTTTTATTGGCCAGTTATTCAGCAGATGTGTGTGATTGCAGTAATGCCAATGGTTAAGGATTTAAGAGGCCAGTCCTTACTTACAAAAGATGGAAAAAATGTTTTAATTTCAGGTGCAATTACTTATAAAGTTTTAGATGCTTCCAAAACAATTCTTGCAGTTCAGGATTACGAAAAATCTTTAATGAATACTGCTCTTGGTATAATTACAGAGTTTATTGTTTCAAGAACAAAAGAAGAGTGTAAGGAAATTTTTGATTTAAAAGATGAGATATTAAAAGGACTTAGGGAAGAAGCTTCTGGTTGGGGGTTAAAGATTATGAAAGTAGCCATCACTGATTTGGGGGATACCAAAAACATTAGGATTGTTGGTGAGGGGCTTCAAGCGGTGGGGTCGGAAGATATTACGGAAAGCTAAAATAAATGAGTGAAATAAATAAAACAAGTGTAAGACCTTTCGTAGTTCGGGTTCAAGATGCTGTTAAAAAATGGCAAAGAGTGGTGAAAGAGCCTTTAAGGCATCGGCAGAGGATGTTAGAACAGTATGCTTCAAACTACTATAGTGAAACAACAGTAGAGGGGCATTTAATGAATTTAACAGACCGGGCTGTTAGTATTGTTGTTCCATATTTGTCTATGTCAAATCCAAAAATTAGGGTACGTAGTCGGATTCCACAAATGCGGGCATGGGCAGCAACAGTGGAATTAGCAGTAAACCATTTAATTGAGGAAATTCGATTTGCCAAGTATTCTTTACGTCCTGCAATTTTTAATTCAATGTTTGGAATGGGCATTACTAAGACTGCAATTATGACAGCAGAACAGACAGAACTTGGGGGTTATTTGCATGATATAGGGCAGATTTACACGGATGTCATTGATGACTCAGATTATATTGGGGATGTGTCTGCAAGGAATCGTGAGAATTTTGAACTCGAAGGACACTATTACTACCTTCCAACAGAGTATGCTCGTCAATTTTTTGGGTCAAAACATGCGGATTTTATACATGCAACACACGAACTTCATGGGGAAGAACACCCTGATAAAATATCAAAGCCGGGGATGATGTCAGAAGACTTTCATACTCTGAGGGAATGGACTCGTTTTATAGATATATGGCTTCCAGATGAACAAGTAACAATTACGATTTTACCAGAAGGATATAGGCACATCTTACGGACGGTAGATTATGAGGGGCCGGAAGGTGGGCCTTTTGATGTTTTGAGCTATAAATGCTTTCCTAATTCTCCAATACCAATTCCACCTGCTTGGGGCTGGACAGATTATGATACTGCTGCGAACATTCTTATAAATAAAATGAGAAAGCAAGCAGAGAATGAAAAAACTATTATAGCATATTCAAGTGAAGCTGCCGAAGATATGGACAGAGTCGCTAAAGCTGGAGACAGGGAAACAGTTCAAGTGAATGATGTTGCGGCAATGCAGCAAGTTCAGTTTAATGGAGTAAACCCCGATAGTTATAATTTTTTGGGTCTTTTAGAAAACCAATACTCTATTTCTGGGGGTAATTTATATATAATAGGGGGAAGAGGTGCCCAGGCAGAAACCTTCGGTCAAGAACAAATGATGCAATCGAATGCTTCAAGGATTTTAGAGGACATGTCAATACAAGTGCATGAGTTTACTGAGTCAATAGTGAGAAAATGGATTTGGAACTTTCTTGCAGACCCACTAATGCAAAGACATGAGATAAAAAGAATACCTGGTGTAACCAATGTTGATGTTATTTTTGACCAAGTTGCGAAAGAGGGGGATTTTAATGATTTTGTTTTTGAAGTTCAACCTTACTCAATGCAGAAGTATCATCCTACACTTGAGTACCAAAAGACGATGTCATTCTTAACAGGATGGGTTATTCCAATTTCTCAAATGGCAGCACAACAGGGGTTGGTTTTGGATGTCGATGTGATAAATAAAGACTTGGCAAAATATCTTGATATTCCAAATATAGATTCTTGGTTTAAATCTGCTGTTCCAGATAATCCGGGGGGTCCGGCGGCATATCAGCCACTCCAAGGACGAGTTGTGCCGAAGTCAAACGGCGGTATTCAAGACGGAAGAATGGGGGACAACAGTAAAGCCAGTCGGGAGTCTAATTTAAATCAACAGCAAAATCGGGCGTTTATGAGTTCAAGTAAACCAGTAAGTTAAAAGGAGATGAAATGAAGAATGTTAATTGGTTGTTAGTAATTGTGTGTGTTTTATCGTTATCATTGATAGGTTGTAGGAGTCTTTTAGACAGGCTAACTCCCGCAGAGATTGCAAAACTTAGTGCGGATTATTCTGGTCTTGAAGTTCCGGTAGTGTTAGAGGATATTGGTTCTTTGAGGGATGCTCGTAAAGTGCGGGATGCTATTATAATCAACCATCGAACAGAACAGTTGGACCTTTTGCGTTTGGCCCAAGACGATGAGCTTAGATATAAGGACGCAATTGGATTTATCGAAACTTCTATCACTGCGGCAGAAAACTTGCAAGATTTAATTGTTGGGTCAGAAGGGGAGCCTTTTAGTATTCTTGGAATTCTTGCTGGATTTACTGGCGGAGCGGCAATTGGCAAGATGTTGAAACGCAAGAATGATTTTTCTCCACAAGAAGTTGCAGAGGAAGTTGCAAAAGCTAAGGCGGATGTTAGGAAAGAACTGGCATGAAAAAGTGTACCAAATGTGGAAGATTAAAAGAACTTAATGATTTTTATAATGACATGTATTCTGCTGATGGCAAAAGGTGGGAGTGTAAAAGCTGTACTTTGCAGCGAACAAGAGAATATCATCAGAAAAACCCTAAAGCCTACAGGAAAATGGACCTTGCAAAACATGGCTTGACCCTTGAAGCTTATGATAAAATGTTTGAGCAACAAAACGGAGTTTGTGCTATTTGTGGACTTCCTGAAACAAGAAAGAATCAATATGGGACCAGAAAACTGTCCGTTGACCATGACCATCTTACAGGCAAGGTTCGAGGATTACTTTGCAGTAACTGTAATCAAGGTATAGGTCATTTGAAGAGTGATGAGCATGGCACGGAGATTCTTTGTGCTGCGATTGGTTATCTTAAAAATACAGGCGGGAAGGTTAAAAATGGAACAGTTTGATTTGTGTCAAAGCTGCAAATTAAGTCGGCATTGTGATTTGCACCGAA